TGGGGGCGTAGCGCTGTTCTACCTGCTGAGTGACCTGCCTCGAGACGCGGTCCTCTACACTCTTGGACTGCCATGCCAGGAGGGCTTGAAGACCTTCCATGCTATAGACCTGGGTGCCATCGGCTAGGGTCTGGTCGGGTTGTGGCATAGAGGGATCGCTAGCAGCCCCCTGTGGACGGGCCTGATTGACCTGGCTGGATACCTGGTTAAGGTAATCGAAGAACTCCTTGTAGGCAGGCATCTGGGATAACATGGAGAGGAACTGCTTTGGGTCGTTTTCCAGGATGTGCTCAAACTGGGCTACCTTGGTGAGGCGTTCCTCATAGTCCGTTACCTTGGCACCCAACTCGGTGGTTTGAGGAGTGAACTTACCCTCGAGTTCCTTGGTGATCTTGGCAGCGGCTTCCTTCTCGGCTCGTTCGACAATCTTCTTGACGCGGGAGTAGGGGATTCGGTTTTCTCGGCCTGTAACTGACTGACTGGCGAGACCAAACTTACGCGCAAACTCATCCTCGACAGTTGTGTCTTCGGAGACAGGTTCATCGACGGCACCGCGCTTGACTTCAGAAGTGCTGGCTTCAACGGTGGTATCGGCTGCTACATCTACGACGGCATCATCTGGTGTATCTGATACTTCAACCGGGGTAGTTGCATCATTCACGGCGTCTTCGATGACATTCTCTACATTACTCATTGGATTCCTTTTACGGGGGTTAGCCGTTTACGTCCCTCGGAATGACATTCCGTATGGACGAATGGTTAGTTGATTGACTTAGATGAGAGTTGCTGGAGGACTTTCTGAAACTCATCCCTCGTCTCTGGGGAGGTAGGGATGACAGTGCGGGTGCGGTGCTGGATAGAGAGGACATGGGCCATGAAAATGGTGATGTCCTCGGCTGGGAGAGTGATCTTGGCGTCGGTGGGAGAGGGCTTCTCTGCCATATGGAAGATGGTAGTCAGAGGTGATGTAGCGAAGTCCACAGTATCACCGGATGCCTTATCCACAGTGATAGTCATGAATAAGCCGTTCATGAAGGTGATGTCGAAATCATCTACGACGTGAGGTTCGAGGGAGCCGCTTTGGATGTACATTATGGGAGACCCTGAGTGGATGTGTTGGCGTTGGATGTTGTATTTGCTGAATCGATCCAAGTCCAGGTTGGGCAGTACGGCTGAGTTGGGTACCAGGTCTGCCATGGATAGTATGGATACGTCTGATATCCGCCTCTTCCACATGTGGGGCAACGGCCGCACGTGAGGCATGGGGTGGGATGTGTCGGATTTGGGATAATTTGCAAATTGTCAGTGGTAGTTTGATTCATTTTAGTCCTTCCAACTACTAATGGATCTTCGCTCACCCCAGTTTGACCCTGGCATATTGAGCATGGCAGATAGGGGCTCAGCTGGGATGAAGGTTACTATCTTATGGCCTGGGTGATCAAGAGGAACAGGTGATCTGTGCGTGGGTGTGATAAAGTTGTTGCCCGTGCGGCGGGGCTTCCCGTATACTATTCGGAAGATTCCGAAGCCTGGGATGTTGACATCCTCACCTGCGTGGAGGGCATCTACCATAGTTCGTAGGATAGTGGATATGATCTTCTGGCCCAGCGTGGGTTCGCCATGATAGTCAAGGGGGATGTCTAGGAGATCATGGATTTGAAGGGCTAGGCCCTCTCGGAAATTTTTACGATTCCGCATTTTTTAGGCCGTCACGTCGGCGTTGGCGTCCCTGCCAGTTTACGTTATACGGGCGAGGGGTATCACCATGGATTGTATAACCTGCCTCATTGGCGGCACGTTTGATCTCTGTCTTGGAGTAGTAACGCTTAGGTGTGCCATCTGGGTTGCAGATACCATGCCTGACAAGCATCCCTCCGGGAATGTCATCGGTAGCGATGTAGATCCTTTTTGTGGATACGTGTGCCGTTGGGTCACCGTGACAGAAAGGGTAGTCCCCTACATGTAGTTCGGTGCCACATAGTTCGCAGGTAACCATTATTCTCTCTCGACTACGCGGCGGTTGATACGGTCCATCGCGCTCCAGTTGGGATTGGCTTCACCCACGCTTGGAGGTGGGGGCTCAGGGACTGGACCTGCTGGACCAGGTGGAGCACCAGGAGGTATATCACCCATGGGTTGACCATCAGGCCCGATTGGTGGTGGTTGAGGAGGCGGTGGCATAACTGCTGCCTCGATCAACTTCTTGGCCTGCTCGATCATCTCAGGAGGCGGGGCCTGACCGGACTTCATGAGGAAGGCCAGCGTGAGTGGATTCATCATATCCTCTGTGCCGGTTAGGCGGAGGGAGATGTTTGGTTCTACTGGCGGCTTCGGATTCGGTGGTTGGATAACAACGTTGGGGTCAAGGCCAGTTAGGGTGGCGATCTCCTTCATCACTGACTCAATATTTACCCAGCCACTCTTCGCCCCGAAGTTCACGAAGTCGATGAGGCGCTTGAGGCGCTGGTTGCTATCGAGGAGGACTGTACTATCGGCTAGGATGGAGTAGTTGAGGGTCTTGGAGATAACCGGGCTGAAGCCCTCTCCAAATGAGGATGGATCTTCGTAGATGCAGATAAGTCCACCTAGAACCTCAGCAATGCTAGTGAAGAACTTACCGACCTTTGCCCGCTCACGGCCGATGCGTGTCTGCATGTTGCCTTGGATGACGTTGGCCTCACCCTTGGTCTCCACGCCCTTTCCAGTGTCGGCCTGGCCAACTTGCCATGTCTCATTGAGATCCTCCTTGGCAATGCGGTCAAATGCAAAGTTCTCTTGAGGCATCTGGCTTCGAGAGACCTCACCGATGATGTTGGTGCCCTGACCCTGGACGGGGATTGCGTGCTGCCAAATACCACGCATAATGGCAGTCTGGATAGCTGCGTCTACGCGGTTGACATCGAACCAGCGGAGGGGCAGCGAGTGCTGCCGCTGGAGAATCATCTGAGTGCGGGACTTGTTGAGTTCGTTGACTTGGGGACGACCGATGGCACTATCAGATGGGGGGATTGCCTCATCTGTGATGTAGGCCAGGGTTAGCACACGGATGGGATACCGGAGTGCGCCTATTACTTGCTTGGATTCCTCATCAACCTGTTGACCCTTCCAAGGCTCGTCAATGACAGGCTCCTGCTTGTCGCCCACGAAGACGAGGTGGTGGATGGTGCTGAATGACTTGGATTCTGGATCGAACTGGAACTCCTTATAGAAGACTTCATCGAAGGAGACCATATTGTCGGCGTCGGACTTCTCCTTTTCAACGTCATCCACGAGGCGATCCATGGAGCCCCGGTCTTCACCGAGGTACTTATGCTTGTCGGCCTCCTTCAACTTGAATCGCTTGGAGGCCTCCACCCACGGTGCCCTGCCTGATCGGCCAATCATTGGGGCATTATCGAAGTCGCTACCTGTGAAGTTGAGCGGCCATATGAAGTCAGCGGGACTGATGCGATCTAGTTTATAGCGAGAGTCCACTACCCTAGGTACAATCTCCATTGGGACAGGAGTGCCGTCAGGCATCATACCGCTCTGGAGGACCTGCTGATGGATCTCAGGAGACATCATAGACATATCTATGCCTGGGACTTCTACATCCTCTGTGATGGCCTCTCGGGCGACTATGATGATACCGATACCAGCGGCATTGATACAGTCTGGGAGGACTTCATCCATGGCGGTCTCAATGCCAGCAGTAACAAGGGTATCATTGATGCGCTGCTCGAAGGCATGGAGCCATGGAGTAACTTCTTTGGATGTGGTGTGAGGTGGGTGGTTCACGCGACAGGCCGGCACCTGTGAGAAGAGGAGTGCCTGCTTTTGCTTCGTGAGGGACCAGTCCATGTTGACTGCCACTCGATCCTCATCAGCTTGCGAGGAGAATGGCTTGCCACGTCGGTAGTCAATGCTGATGGACCAGTTCTGCACCAACTTGCGGCGAAACTGCTTGCAGATAGAGATCATCTGCAAGATGTCTTTATTGCGCTTCTTATTGCCCTGAGTGGTAGGATCTACCTGATCTGTCTTTGGGGTATTATCAGAGGGGAGTGTAGCCATGGTTGCCTTTACCGGGAATGACGAACTTGGTCGTGGCCGAGGTATTGGTGTTCAGCCTTCTTCGGCCGCATCCACCTAGGAACTTTCGGTGAAGTGAAGGTGCGCTGCTCGTTAGATGAGTGGGAGATGAGGAAGTAAGCCAATCCTACTGTTGGGTGGTCGTGGCGGTGGTTGGCGAGGGCAAGTGGCCTCTTGATGTCATACCGCTGCATGGGGATTGTCTTTGCCATGTAGGGAGCGCCGATGTGCCGTCGGTAGGGGTCTGTGTAGATTTGTAGACGGGGGACTCCAGGCAGCGCTTCTTCTGCTAGGGCAGTATGGACGGCAGCGGCAAACTGCTCACGGTTGTTTACGGAGCATTCCATGGGGATGCCGTTAGCCTCAAATACATCCTTGACAGTGCGAACATCGACGCCAGTGTGCATCTCGAGGGTAGGGTCACAGTAGGTTGCTACGACCCTTTGGATGCCGAGGCGTTCATCCTCCTCTAGCATAGATGCGGCAATCTCAGAGGCAATAGTCTTATACCAGACCTTCTCTTGGATTACAATGTATCGGTTGCCTAGGTGAGCAATCCAGGCGCAGTAGGATGGGTCAGGGCTCCAGCCCCAGTCAAATACCCTATAAATCTTGGAGGCTTTGATGATGGCTTCTAGGTCTAGTTCCTGAATGATATGGTAGGGTTTACCATCCTTGGAGGCGTGAAAGGTGAAGAGGGCGTCCTCGTCCGAGAACTCACCATCTAGCCATGCCCGCTTGACGTGGTCGGAGAGGCCTGCGAAGCGCTTCCGGTACTGTACCAGATCGAGGGATGGGTTGTCCTGCATGTCAATGCGGACATGATTCCATTCATCTGGGAGGTAGTCTTGGTCTTCGTCGATGTCTACATCTTTGGTGACAAAGTATTTGTTAACTTCGGCAGCTGACTCTCCTAGTGGGTTGGTTGCGGCCCGTACAACGGCACTTAGGCCAGAGTTTTTGGCAACACGGACGGATGCGCATAGCTTGAGGAAGAACTCCCACGGGATAACAGATAACTCATCAAAGTAGGCTGCCAGGAACTCCGCAGAGAGGAGGTTCATGGAGTCTGTGTCATGCCCTACGTAGGATAGAAACAGTTTAGAGCCGTTTGGGTAGTGGCAAATGTAATCTGTAGCGTGAAAGGTGCCACCTAGGAGGGCCATCTCCTGCTTGAGAGAGCCCCATGGTAGGCCTTGGAAGTAGATGTGCGACTTTAGGAGGTCCCTGTAGGTCTTGCGGATGAGAATCAGGCTGGAACCGGGGCATGAGAGGGCTCGCATGTGAGCATCGAAGCGAAGGGCCAATGACTTACCGGAGCCTCGTGATCCTATGGCAATCAAGTTGGTAGTTGGATCTTTGTGGAAAGCCACCTGCTTGGGCCATGCGGAGTACATGACGAAGGGAGTGCCGTCTTTTAGGGTGACGGTAAGGAGTGGTGTCTGTACGACGGGCTCCAACTGCTCTATAATGCTACTTTCCATCAGATTCAACTGGAATCACATCTACAGTTATAGGTGGTGGCAACGCCTTGGGAGCAATACCACCTAACTGGATACCAATCTGTACTGCCGGGCCAGAGTAGGCTTCAATCTGCTTGGGCTTGTCGATGCCCATATCTATCATCCTGGTGCCATCCTCATCTGGCATGTGTTCGAGGAGGTGCTGGTAGCCCTTAGCAGCGGTCTCATAGTCCCCAGCAGCGGCTGCCTGCTTGATGACAGCAATGTAGCCATCGAGTAACTCGAAGGCCCTCTCACGGAGGGCCTCACGGGCCTTCCGGACGGAACTGAAGTGTGGTCCGCCTATAGGTATTGGCTTCTTAGGCACTACTTACCATCCTCCTGCTCTGACATGTCGGGTCGTCTAGGACCGGGTGTATGTAGGGTATAGTGGGGGTACAGCTGGTCGTGGATGCGGGCCAGCTGTAGGGCAAAGAAGGTAAACAGTGATGTTGGGTGGGACATTCAGTAAAAAAAAATGGCTGAGATTGAGATCAGCCGAGTGGGGTAGGTGGGGATTGAGCCGGCTTTAGGCCTTTCGTTCAGACCACATGCCGAGACCAATACAGGAGAGGATGAAGATTGAGCAAATGAGTGTCATTTTATATGTATACCACTATGTAGATGAGTGAGCCTGGGTCTTTAGTGTGCTAAGGAACATCTTGAGGATGAAAATCCAAGAGGCAGCAGCGAACACCCAAATCATTTCTATCATTCTTGTAGTATACCACACCAGATGGGGGATTGTCAAGAGAAATCTACTTAATCACTTTCTTCATAGGTTTCATCGTATTGGCCCTGCCAACTAGAACATCTTCAAGACTAGTAACGCTTGGTAGTTTCAGTCGATACTCCGGACCTATACCGAATGGTAGTCCAACACCACCTTCTCTGGGTGTATCAAGTGCTTGGATGGCTGCGATGATTTTGTCAATGAAAGGCATATGTTTAAGTAGTTCAAATGATGGTAGGGGGCTTCGCTCGCGAGATTACCAAATAATCTACTAAGATTATAACATATTTTTCACTGAATGTCAAGTAGAAACATCGCTATTGAGGTGCGATGCGACCTTTTTGTGAAAAAAAAATTCACATCTTTGTGGGCTATAAGGTAGCCCATGCTGATTATTGAGCCAGTTTTTGAAATGGGTTCCATTTCCTCACGAGACTACCCCTCCAGCCAAAATTTTGACGGGCGTCAATGTGTTGGCGGAGCCGTAAGTGGCGCACGCACAAGGGTTTACGGGATCGCCAGGGCATTGACGCGCTCATGTGGATGGTGGGGAGGACTAAAGCGTCAACGGGTTGGCACCGTGTCATTCGTGCCATTGTGTGTCGGATGTGCCACTTGCCGATAAGTCGTTGCGCGATAAGGACTTGCGGGCGGAATGACGCTTTCGGGTGTGTCATTCGTGCCACATACCAGAATCGTAAGTCCTTTGTTTCCAGCCACTTAGCGTGACGGCCGCACGTGGCACGCCACTCGCAGGTGCGGCAGCCGGGCAGCCGTGTCGATCGCACGGCCCTACGCTCTGGCCGATAGCGGCCCGCCAGGGCGGTAAGTCTAGGTCGCATAGCAGGTTAGCTAACATGGCACTCACAATCAACGGCAAAAAGCTCAACGATGTCGAGGCAATGGCCTACATTCAGGGCCTCGAAAAGGCAGTCGAGACAGCACAGGCAGCTACGGCGCGAACCGGCAACATCTCGGTTCGGTTCAACGCTCTCGGCAGCACCTTGCCAGGTGGCGGAACGGGCAAGGGCAACGTCTCAATCATGGGCATGGGAAGGTTCCCGTTCACGTTCTACCCGGCGCAGGTTCCGAAGATCGCGGCCTTGCTCCCTGCGATTGCGGGGACGATTCTCGCGAACGCCGATGGCCTCGCGTGGCAGACTCCGGCGGAAAAGGAAAGCACTCTCGCATGGGCGCGGACGCTTGCTCCGACGGTCGCGGCGGCTCAGACGACAGCTCCGGCAGTGACGGCGTAACACTCTCAACAGCGGCGTAACACAATGGCTCACCTTACGCGGTAGGGTGGGCCATTTCCTTTGAGTAGAGGCTCCGGACGAATGTCGGGACGCGACAGACCGCCAGCGCGCAATCGGCCGGCGAAGCGGGAAGCACTCGGCGCCAGAACGGCCCGTAATCGCGTCAGGATGGCCGGAGACGAGCGAACGGCCGCCACCGGGCACCAGGACACGGCCGACGGAATCGGGGCAGGAATCGGCGCCTAATCGGACCTTCGCCACTCGGGCGAAAACGGCGCCGAGAGGGCCAGCAAGGGTAAGGGACAAGGTAATGGCAAAGGTTACCTGTAGGCAATGCGGCGGTTGCATCACCCTAGAGCCTCCAGATTGGTTCTACGGTATGCTCTTCGGCCTGTGCGCTGGATGGTTCTACTTCGCCTGAGGGGGATGACGATGGCTAACCCTACACCAATCCGAACGGCAGTGCTCAAGCGTCTGGCTGCACTGAAAGGGTAAACGGTAATGAGATACACCGTGCGTCTGAAGCGCAACCCCACTCGTTACATCATCCTGAGGGGCAAGGTTCAGGTAAGGTTTATCACTAAGCAATCATCCTTCGGGCGTAAGGCCGACGCACTCATTGTGGCCTACTGGCTACAGAAAGGCTAAGGGCAATGCTAAACATCATCTCCCTCTACTGGCAAAGCGGCAAGGCATCGGGCCTGATGACCTTTAGGCACCTGGCATCGGCCGCACGGATGGCTGACTCTTTCGCTGAGGGTGTAGTCTATAAGATTACCCTTGGCTACCACGGCTAACCCAATGAGAAAGGACGTGGTCATGCGTATCACCCTCCTTCGCCGTCTACTTGGCCTACTCACTGGCCCTGTCAATGCTGCTGACCTGTGCGAGATGTTTGTCTCAGCCAAGACTCTTGCACGCATTAGAGTAGAACAATGACCTCAGACTGGAGCTGAGAGATGAGAAAACTTCTAGTGATCCTGTCCCTGCTGCTGTGTGT